CAAACGACGCTGCCACTGGCGGGTGAAGTACATGTCCGTACGGTTACGAACCTGATCGATGGCGCGGGCGCCAAGAGCAAGCTCTGAAGCCAGATCGGCTGCCTGCCAACCTTGGTTGACAAATGCTTTACGAGCAATCTGCTCGCCCTGCACAACCTTCTGAGGCGTGGCAACATTGGAAGGATCATCGTCGCTGTAGTTCAGCTCGATTGAACCATCAAGGTCTTTCCAGAAAGGAAGCTCGGCAGTCTTACCAGCAGCGCTGGCAAGCTCATCAAGCAGAGCGTTACGAGTAACAACACCGCTGTCATAGAAAGCAGTCTTTTCTGGCCCGTTTACCGGGGGAAGGTCGCGGAATACTGTGACATCAATGATGTCGCTTAGTCGAGTAGTAGCCATTATGAAAGTCTCCTATTATTGGCCGTAAAACTCATCTCGAAGACGCTGATACTCTGTTGGGCTTTCTGCCCGCAGTTCACTGAGTTCTGCGCCCGTCATTTCGGAAAATGATTTCGTAGTGCTTACGGCCCCGCCGTTCTGTTGACCTGCGGCTCCGCCGCCTGTCGCTCCACTCCCATCGACTAGGAATGGATATTTCTCTCGAAGGTGGGTCAAGATTTTCTCTTTCTCCACCGGCACACCACCAAGCTCAAAGGTGACACCATCATCTGAATACTTGGCCTACTGTGCTGCCTTCTCTTGTAGCAGTTCTCCACGAGCGGTGTCGCGGGTCAGTTCTGAAGCTAACTTTGTTGCTTCGGCGTTAATCGTCTGCTTTTGAATGCGACTGTTGAACTCTTCAAAGCGCTCTTGAAGCTCTCGCTTCGATTCCTGCTCGCGCTCGTACAGCTCCCGGAACTGCTCTTTCTCTTTTAGACGCTCCTCTTCCTGTTGCTTCTGCTGCTCTTCCAGCTCTTTGGCCTTCTGATTAGCAGACTTCTTTTCTCCTAGAAGTTCGTCTACCTTGTTCTTCAATCCAGACACCTGTTCTTCAACCATCTTCTGGACTTCAGCTTCAGTGTAGGTTTTGCCAGACTCTTCGATGTCCTGCTTTACCTGCTCTTCCGCTTGGTTCTGGATGCTCTCTTCTTCTGCCATATCTATAAGCCCCTAGCTTACTGTTGATTTCCGACCTCGGGCCGGGTTAGTCTGTTGGGTCGGCTGCCTGCCAAGCCAACGGATTCTGCTCTCTTAACTCTTGCAGACTGATCTCTGAACCATCTGCGTCAATAAAGTCCCTTGCGTCAAGACCACCCTGCTGAAATAACTCGTACTTAGCCTCGCCATCTTGATACTTACGGAAGAACTCTCGCTTGAAGTCAGCAGGCTGTCCCCGTAGCCATCCGCTGAAAGTCTTGTTGCTTGTGACCTGCTCTACGCCATCAGCGCCTACGGCTGGTCTGCTGCCTTCCATGCCTGATAGGACTGAGCCTTCGCGTGGCACTGCAACTCGCAGGGATCGGCAGTTGTAATGCAGCGGCGGCTTTGGACCTACGCCTACCTCGAAAATCTGTCCATCAAGCCCTGAGCAAGTCGGTGTAGTCCTGGCATCAAGTGTGGCTAGATACTTCTCACCACCAATCTTGTCACTGTTCTCTTCGGAGAACTGCTTTCTGGCTACACTAGCGGCGTGATTAACGGCTGTCTGTACAACTGCTCTAGCCTGTGCCCTTGTGCGTCCCCGTACCTTCTGACTGACTCTGGCTGTAATCTGATCTGTCGTATCACCAGCAATGAACCCAGCCGAGATGAGATTCTTGATCTCTTTCGTGTTGCTCTTGCTGAAGGTTTCGACTAACTGGTTGACCGTCATGCTTTGCTTGGTGTTGCCAATCAACATCTCTGCGGGTGTTGAGTTAACGGCTGACTGCACTCTTTGAATCGGTGGTGCTGTAGTCTCTACGTTTAACACCTGATCCAGCGTCTCTTTCTGGAACTCAATCTCGCCTTCAGTGAACTCAGTTAGACGCTCTGTTAGGCGCTGTGAGATGTTTTGTCTGCCACCCTGTAGGATGGTCTCAACTGATGCTAGAACAACTCCTAGACGCTTTCTTTGCAAGTCTGTAGGTGTTTCAGACAGTCGGTTATTGATGTCAACCCTTAGCTGCTCAAGCACCTCATCCAGTTCTCGGGAGATACCTCGGCTCGCCCTTTGCACCATGATCTGACGCCGTGTGGCGGCATCTGCTAGAAAGTCATTTGCAGACATGGCTAGATGATCGGCTGGCTAGCGTTTTCCCCGTCGATGTCTCCGTCATCCATCTCTTCGGGGATGTGGATGCGTCCCTTGCGGATACTGTCTCGCTGGATAGACCGAGAGATAACGCCAACATCACCTAGCTGAATCAGCGCCATTAGCTGCTGTGCATCAAGGCTCTGCTCGAAGAAGTCAGTGTTAAGGTCGTACCTGATCTCTTCTACGTTCTGGATGCCCATGAATCGGGCTGCGTCCATGAGAGCGCCTGTGAAAGCGTAGGAGGTATTGTTGACCACCTGATCCAAGGTGCTGCTCTCTGCACTGGCGTTGATCCGTGCGGCCTCTGCTGTCTCACCTGGCCCGCCGCGCTGAATGATGCGAGCGCCAATGCCGACCATTTCCTGCTCTTTAACTTCTTTTAGCTTGATTAAAAGGCTGCGCTCTTCTGGCTGTACAAGTTCGACACTGCCATTCTGTGTGATGATCCCGCTGCGGCTGCCTAGCTGTACGCCGTTAGGGTTCTGCTCTACGAACGTCTCAGGATTGGTGTCCCCGATGTTCAGATGCAGAGTGGGCTGGCCTGAGATAAAGCCTGCCTCTTCTAGGTCAGCGTTATTGCGATAGTGTGCAATGTTAAGCACTGCTAGATCGTAGAGTGGCGCGTCATCAATATCCGGGAGATTGTTCTCGCTGCCGATGATGTAGAGCGGGATGTGGTCAAAGGGAGTCCCACCTGCCATACGAGGCACAAACTCGGCACCCTTCGCCTGTCCACCATCATCGTAAATCTGCTGCGTGTATACGCCATCTCTCAGCCGGAGAACCCGGTAGTTCTTGACAACATCGTGATCGAATTCGTTGGTATTGTTTTCATCTTGTACCAACTCTACGAGCACCGCCAATGTGAGTACGCGACGTCCGTTGATCTTCTCGTACTTCCAGTTGATGAAAGACTCAGCGTGATAGCTGAGGATCAAGGGTCGTGCGCCAATGTTCTGCTCTGTCTCAAAGTCAATGGAATCATCGATGGTTGGGTAGTCCACCAGGATCGCGTGGCGCCCTGTGTCCATGACTCCGCCTACTGCTTCCTTGCCAATGTGCTCTAGGCTAGTGCCTGCGCCATCAGCATTGAACAGCAGCATGTCCTCCATCTCTGCAGGCATTTCGTGCATCGGGTCTTTGCGGAAGACCATGCCAGTAAGTGCTGCTTTGGTTCGGCCTGTGACACCCAGGAAGTAGGCCCGCCGTACATAGCGATCAAACCGCTCTGGGTCATTCGGGATGAATTCGGGCAGGTAGCGATTCGGCACACGCTTGATCGCGCTCTCGCCCTCAACAGCATCACGCACCAATCGCCACTTGGGCGAGAAGATTTGATAATCAGGATGTAGTGTCTTAACTGACATATATTCTTATTGACCCTAGATGGCGAACTTGATTGATACGTCGCTGATGGGTTTCTTCACAGGCATCTCATAAGCGATAACATAAGTACCTGCGTCATTCATGTGATCGTGGCCGCTGGTCTTATCCGGCTCGCCGTTCTTATCGTATGCCTGTTGCTCTAGACAGCGTGTGAACTCTGGGCACCGCTTGCTGTTCACGAAAATATAACCCTGCTCAAAACCTGTGTTGGCGCTAATGATGCGATCCTTGACAGCAGGGTTCTTCTTGTTAGCCCGAACTGAGAATCCTGCCTGTTGCAGCAGGGCTATGTCGGACTGGGAGGCGTTGACTGTTTTGCGGCTAGTTCCCGAAGCGTCTGGGTAGACAGCGACGGTGTGTTCTGGATAGCGCGATTTAAGCGTTTCAACAACCATCGGAGTATCGTAAGCATCGACGATCTCTTCGACTGCGTGGAGTGATTCGCCGCGTCTAACATAAATGACAGCAGCCATCTTTCCGACGTTGAAGTCCATACCCACATACAGCCGTTCTCCTGCCTCGATCTTCTCATTGCTGTGGCAGCGGCCTCGGTCAAATGACGAGTAGACTGTACCGCTAGTT